GTATCCACGCTGGTTCCCTGCTCTGGTGTTATTCCCTTGGCTAATATCCATTCCCGGATACGCTGCTTTAGTTCTCCTCTTCCGCTACCAGATCTAGTGGGGCCTCTTCCATCTTCCAGGGTGACAATGTGGTTCAACGCGTAGATGATTAGCCGTGTCTCCGCTGCCTCAACCTTCAAACTGTCCTCAGTCTTGCCCGTAGCGAAATTTCCCTCTCTTCTGAGGTTTGATTTGATCTCGCTTACTAGCTCGTTTCCGAACTTCCGTATTTCGTCTGTTAGGTCTACCATTTCCCAGCGTCACATGTTGCGTCTTTTGCCCTGAGCTTGGCTACTAGTGGGCACCCACATAGATCGCACTTCCGCGTGTCTCGCTTGTACTCCACCCGATTAACAAATAACCGGGCCGCTCGAATCTCCTTGTTGTGATCACAGCTCTTGCAACCTTTTTCATACCGCTCTTTTGCCCGCTCTAAGTCTTCGGGACTTTCGAAAAGTACCCGGAACCACCCATCGAATATTTGCGCGGCATGATCAACAAGCATAAGCGTCCTGCATTACGATAGTACCCTTGAACGTTACGCCAAAAGCGCTGTCAGACATGAAGTATTCAAGTGTGGGCATGGTTACGCCACGCACTTCTAATACCTGGTTGTTGTTGCGAATTGCTTTCAGGAAGTTTCTAGCTACTGTTTCGGCCTGCTCGTTCAGGGTTCGGTGTTCGGTGGTTGTTATGTCACTACCTGACTTGCTATCGGGAAGGCTGGCGAAATCGACCTCGATGTAATACACTTGGTGCATGACATAACCGCGCTCCTCGTCACGAGCTTCAATAAAAGAGAGCCAGCCAATCGGCCAATCATGGTTATCGATCAACCGATCATAACCCAGGCCGTAGTGAATATGCTCACCGTTGAAGTCTAGGCTTCCAATCTCTTCCTCTATGATCTCTCTGATTGTCATTTCTTCGGGCTTCTGTTTTCAGATAGTCGCTTCTCGATCTGGTTGAGCTTCTTGTTTCGCAGAAGGGTTGCCAGTATGTCGTTATACTCGCACTCTAGCACCTTCTCGTAATTCCAGGGCTTTCCATCAGCAAGACTCGATATAATATTGAACTGCCCGAACTGAGCTAGTTCACCGACTCCGGCCCTTTCCTCTTCAGGCGTGAGCTTCGCATCCAGGTTTTTAGCTTCCCACTCGACTATTCTAGTTAGATCGTTCTCAATGTGAACATTCGCAGCAACGAGCGAAGAAGCCTTGACTTTGAGTAGCTGATCCTCAGCGCATCCAGTAACAATGATGACAGGATCAAACAGCGCCTGTTTATTGGTAGTCGGTTGCTCCTGGTAGAATGACTTCAGGTCGAGAATTTGCTTGTATGTCAATTGCCCTAGGTCGTACGGGACGAGGATTCCTCTTGCTAGGACAGGCCGAAAGGACGAGCACCTGTACAAGGTGTATAAGCTCTCTATTTCTTCCGGCTTTAGCCCTAGGAATTTCTTAGCATCCATACGCGCGCAACCTGTTCAGACAAAGCTACTTATTTAACACATATTATTTTTCATATATGTTGTTTGATTGTTCACTAGGTCATACGAGCGCTAAACCTGCGTGTGGGTCTGAGGTCGAATAGGGAGCGCATCATCAAGGTATCTGAATAGTCTGGTGATCGGCCTATTAATCGCTTGATCTCGTCTTTTGAAACGATCCCTCGTTTAGTGTCGGACTCGATGTTCTTTTGCTTTATGACCCCCAGCTCCTCAGACAACAGTTCTTGGAACTCGTCATCTTCGACCTTAACCGCGACCCCTGCGTTTTTGACTTTCTCAGCTAAATAGAAGTAGCACTGCGAGCGTAGGTTTTCGTAATTCTCGTGGTTCTTGACTTGTATAGGGCGGGAAGATCCTTTGAACCCTTTGCACTTGAGCATGTCCACGACACCACCGCCCAGGCCGTCCTCATCTGCTACCACCAGTGACGCGGGTATCTTGTGTTTTACCGCCAGATCGCGGACGCGCTTCGCTAAATCGGTTAGACTTCCGTGGGGTATCTCCACCTTTTCAACAACTGTCCAGCCAGACCATACAAAAATGACAGATTTGTCTTTACCGAATCTTGCAACATCAATGGTCATGTACTTTCTTCCCGGGGGGACATAACCATTTGTAAAAATATCGGTGATTTGGTCGTATTCCATCAAGATGGCCGGGTCATTGTCGTAATCCCAGTTACCAAATAGGAGCCGTTCTCGCCTTGATCCGGTCAGCGTTCGTTCCAAGTTTTCAATGTACCCTTCCGGTAGCATCTTGTTGTCTTGAGGTAGTGCCTGAATAAACTTGATGTGATCGTCTAACCGGCCTTCTTTGTGGAGTTTCTGGATCTTGTACAGGTAGTTCTTGCTAGGGTTGCAGGTTTGGAGGAGTTTGGGTACTAATCCGTATTGATCGTTCTTCCAGCGGCCAACAGAGGCTTGTAGGTTTTCCTTGCAGGAGCTTTCAAACTCTCCCGCTTCCTCGATCCAGCCGCGTGTGAACTGCATAGAGCCGAAGCGTTCGTAAGTAGGGTCGCTGGGTATATACTTTGCGGCTATTAGATAGACTCGCGATCCATTGTATAGGGTGTAGTAGTTGTCTGTGCCGTTATAGGCGGTGTATTTCTCAGGTTCTACACCTAAATCCCTAAGCACCTCTGTAATAGACGGTATCGTGAACTTTCGGAGGTCGTTTAACTCTTTGCGAGCAATGAAATAGTGTGTTTCTGGGTAGGTCAGCGCGTCTCCGAATATCAAGCTGCACCCGGTATAGCTTTTTGCTGATCCCTTCGAGCCTCCGTAGACTACCTCAGTGATTGTGTTGTCTATCCAGGCTCTTGCGCAATCCTTCTGCTTTTCGTTTCCGTGAGTGTTGAACTTTAGGATCATTCAACGGTCATTCCGGTGATCGGTGATATCGATACATTTCCGTCAACTTCAACCTTATCGCTCCACCCGAAGTTTTTCAGGATGAAAATATTACCGGTGCATTTTTCTCCGGCTGAGGTCATAATCTCGTGGTATTTCTCGATCTGAAGGAGACCTCTTTTTATGTAGTGGGAAAACTCTTTTTTGTCCCTGTAGTCGTAAAGAGTTGATTTATCGGCAAATCCCAAATGGAGTGTTAACCCTGTTACCGTTGGTGTTTCAGGTCTTCTAAGCCATTGCTCTACCTTTCGAGTAACTTCTTTCTCGTTGCCGTGCGCGTCCTTTTCAGTGTAGGTGACCTCTACCTCTTCTTTCTCTCCCTCGATCCATTTGAAGTAATCATCAACGAGTCTTGATACTTCTTCTGGATCTGTGTGGATCGCTGGCCTTCCCCCGTTGTTACCTTCTGCGAATTTGTTCCCTTTAGGTGCCCCCATAACATCCTGTTTATTCGTCACTTGCAAATATAGAGAAAATCATATGTGTTATTCTGTTGGTTCACCTAAGACCATAAGGGTAAACCGTACCCTTACCCGCTCTACGAGTCTTCTGAAGGCTTTATCGTATTGGGTTAGCTCCTTGCACCTCCTGACCCCGTGATAAATGTTCTTTCGATGGATGACATTCATGTGTCTTGCGGTTGACCCTACTGATAGGCATCCTGCGTCTTGAGCTAGGTAGTACACGATAAAGCGAGCGCCTGAAACTCTATCTGTTCTTCTTGGGCCGAACATTTCCTTTCTGGTTACTCCGGTTTCTTTTTCGGTGGCCTTGATTAGTGTTTCGATGACGAGCTTGTCTCCTACGTGTAGTGCTGGTATCATTTCGACAAATCTGCTATGAGTGCTGCCAACACATACATTATTCCGAGAAGCGTGAAAGCTACGAATAGAGAGGCCCCTACCATACCCATTTCTTCGATTAAATTCTCGCCTGATCTTTTCAAGAAATCAATCATCTCTACCGCTCTTTTTAGTGAACTCCGAAAGTTGCTCTATTAGTTCCAGCGCGTCAGCTTTCAGAATCTCAAGCATCCTTTCAGCCGATGAGTCGCCAAGAACTTCCTTTATTGCCTTCTCTTCATCTCCTTTATCGTAGTCACTATCCCAAACCCACTCAGTGTCGTGCAGCGCTTTCGCTACCTTTTCGAGGTGTTTCCCAAAAGCCCGCTGTAAGGGCGTTTTGTTCTTGTCCTGTAAATCGGCTGCAACTTCTTCGACCCTGATATACAGGTAATTCATGCTTCCTCCGCTCATGTTCTGAAATTTAATTTTGTTGTTGCACCTTCCGTATTACATTGTTTAGCTGCATCACCGGCTTGTCTTTTGTGGT